CTACTACTATATATCAGTTAGGTATGGGTAAATATTTCACATTAGAAATATCTTCTACTGAACCAGTTCCAATGGCTATAGAGAATCTGAAGATTTCGTTTAGTCCATGTTCTAACTTTATTTAAGGAGAAATATGAATAAGGTAGAGCTTAAAGTTATAAGATTTGACGAAAGTAATAAGAATATTGAAGCTTTGAAAGGACAATATGGCCAGTTAAGTGACGGTAAAGGTGTATTTACGTTAATAAAGAACGTTCTATTAGTTAACCTTCTTCCAGGAGCTAAATATAACGAAATACAGCTTCCTACCGTTTACGATGGCTTTATTCAGCTTTCTAATGGTGGTAGAATTCAGATAAAGAACAGTATATTAACATGCGAATTACCAGCTGGAGTATCAGGATTTGGCCAGTTAGTATTAAAGAAATGGAATTAATAACTAATTATTAGGAAAGAAATTAAGGAGATAACGATATGGTACCTTTAATTGTGGCCGGCGCTATAGCTGGCGCAGCTAGCCAACTCGGTGGGGCTGCAATCCAAGGATATTATTCAAATGAGGCTTCCAAGAGAGAAGCAAATGCTCGAAAGGATGCTGCAAATCAGTTACGTCAGCAAGGCGCAATTACTGATGCACAGTATAATCAGTTAATTAACCAGATTAATCAATATTATAATACACGTGGTTCTTTAGGAACTCAGCAAGATGTAAACGCCTATAAACAGGCTATTGCTGGTTATAATCCTGAAGATTATGCTGCAGATGTAGGTGAATTTAACTACGGAAAGACAGTCGAAGATTTCACTAATCCATATTATGCACAGATTATTGGCCAGACACGTGACGCTTTACAGCATAGCGCAGCTGGTGCAGGCCTAGGTCGTGGAACTGGTGCAGCTTTGGGTATTGCTCAAGGAGTAGCTTCTAAGTCTGACGAACTTTATAATACTGCATTGAATCAGTATAACCAGGATAGACAATTCGAATATCAGAAATATGCAGATGCAATTAGGAATAATCAGAATAGACTCAATGCTCTCAATACTGCACAACAGTATAAGATTGGACTACAAGGTAATTTAGCTTCTGATTATTACAATACTCAAGATGCACGTATGAGCGACGTAATGCAGGCACAACAAGATAGACTTAATGCTCAGACAGGATATGCCTCAGCTATTGCAGGTCTTTACTAATAGGAGTTAAACATGGCAATTTATCAAAGAGACAACATTAATTACGGCGGAATGCTTGGCAACGCCATGGCTAATCGTGCAAATTATTTGCAGCGTAGATATGACCGTGTTGCTCAGATGGGTCAGAATTGGGGTAATGCAGTTCAACAGAGTGGCAAGACTATCCAGGACGCTTTATATAAGATTGCTGGTAATTATTATGAACAGGATAAGTTAGCTGCTCAGCAACAGTTCCAGCATGACGAAGCTTTAAAGAGAGCTGAAGAACAGTTAGCTAGACAGCGCGAACAGGAAGCATGGCAGGCTAAACAGAATGAATTAAATCGTCAGAATACGTATGATATTGCATTAATGAATAAGGGCGTAGCTAATCAAGAGCGTCAGGCACAGAATGTAATGAATTATAATAATGCTGCATCTGTTTATAATGAGTTAGAAACTCTATTCAATAATACTGATCCTAATTCACCAGAAGGAATTATGAATAGGGCTAAGCTACAAAGTCAGATGGAACAACAACGTAATAAGATGAATTATTACGGTGCTAAGATTCCTCCACAATTAAGGCAACAGACACAGCAGACACCCGTTATTACAGGTGAAGACGCTGAGAAGGCACTCACTATGTTTGATACAGGTGAACCTAAGAAAGCATATGAAGTCAAACAAGGTAATGATACCTTTGAAGCAGTAATGAATGGTCCTTGGACAAACGCAAATAAGGCTAAGGCTGTTGAATTAGCAGGTAATGATGAAGTTAAATTACAAATTATCGCAAATAAAGGTCTTACCAAGGAAGAAGCTAATGCTAAATCTGCAGCCGAAGTTAAGAAACTTGATGCTGAATTTCAGAAGATGGACAGTTTAGACCAGGATATTTGGCTAGATAATCATCCTGATTTCTATATTCTAAACGGTCACTTAGCAAGAAAGAAGAAATAAGAGGTAATAAATGGCCAGCAAGATTAAGGAAACATTACTTAAAGAATTACGCCAACAGGCAAATAGATATGAGACTGGCAGTGTTAAGCGTAGTCTTATTAATGGTCTTTATACCAAGATTAAGAGCTATGATAATGACAAGGATATAGTAAATACCGTATGGGCAAACAAAGATTTGCCTTTACGTATGTTTACTACTCCTGAACTTGATAAGATGCCAAGTTTCAATTCTTTGCTTATTGGTGAACCTTATAAGGATAAAGTCGATAAAGATAAATATTTCGGTAAAGATTGGTACAAGAATATTTCAGAAATACCTTATAATAAGATAGCTTTAGTTGCGGCAAAGGAAGGTCGTAGTACTGAAACTTTGATTAAAGAAATGACTGATGAGGCGATTCAAAGAAATCGTTACGATATTGCTCACGAGGGTGTACTTGGAACAGTAATGCCATTTGTAGCAAAGAGGACACAGGAAGCGATTGAACGTGGTGAAGAACCTTCTGGAATTGACTATACATTAGATTTCTTACAAACAGGGCTTGAAGCTACTCCTTATGGTCGTGCAGCAAGAGCAATTAATAATCCTGCAACTAGATTCTTAGTTGGTAGGGTTCTTTCTAATACAACTGCACCTCTTCTGACGGAAGCAGCTGATGCTATAGCATATGATAGTACAAATACACGTGGAAATTTCGATTGGGCAGATGTAGGTGCAGGTGCTGGAACTAACTTAATGGGAGAAAGTTTCCTTAGATTAGGTGGTGGCTTCTTGAATAAAGTCGGCGCTCAGGATGTAGGTAAGCGTATGATGAACTTAGGCGAAGGTGAAACTCTCACACAGTCTTTAGCTCATGATATAAAGCAGATTAATAAGCTTGAAACTAAGAATGACTTATTGATGAAACGTAATGCTAAGGGCGAAGCACTATCAACTAATACTGCAGGCTCTAATAAACAGAGAATAGATGCTATGGCTTACGAGCAGAAACGTGACGCCTTAGAGAATCGTAAACAGATACTTGAAGAACTGGATTATCGTTATAATAATAACAAAGCCAGAGATAAAGTTTATGGTAAAGGTAATCATCCTGATAAACCGTCAAATCTTCAAGGTTCTGATTATACAACTGACCCGTTGTTAGATGCAATGACCGATGAACAGTTAAAGACTATGGCTAATGATGAAATATTAAGAAAGTATATAAATCTTGACCTTGGATCATGGCCGACTGAAGCTCGTTATATGAACGAAGAATCAATAAAGAACTTATTGACAAATAAACTTGGTTCATATCAGCAAGAACAAGGTAGAGCCTTTACAAGAATTCCTTTCGGAATAGGTGCTAAGATACAGAAAGCAATAGACGAAAGAAATGAAGAAGAAGCTAGACGTGAGGAAGAAGAACGAATATACAATATGTATAAGCTTAACTTACTCGGAGGCAATTAATGAGAAACTTTGATAACTGGAACAGATATTTGGACAATGACAACAAGCCGCTTCATGGCTGTGTCATGTTCAATGTCAAAGACGGAAATACAGTAGCGCCAATTTATGATAGCGATGGCACAGATTTGGATAATCCTATTCTCACAGATGAATATGGCAGAACTCAGCATCAGGTATTCGTTGATGTTGACGTTATTGCTTATTTCTATAAGTATATAGGTAACGGTAATTTCCAGTCTTTACGCAGTCAGGATATCGATATAAGTGACGATTCGTTATGGTCCTTACAATTTACTGCTGAGAACATTAATGACATTCTGGCACACATTACGGGCGATTCTGCTATGTGTGTTGGAACAATAGACGATCTTAGAGAACTTAATGTAGAAGATGTTCCAGAAGTTTACGGTAATAAAGTAATCACTTTGTTAGGCTATAATGAAGTTGGTGATAAAGAACCAATTAACTACGTATGGGTAGCTAATTCTACAGAGAATGATGATAATGGCGCAATTATTCAGGGTCCAGCATTAACTGGCCGTTGGATAATGGTAAAGCCAACTGAACATTGTGATTCTAGACATTATGGTATATTCCCGCAGAATACTATGAATTTCAGTTCAGATACATCCAGAATGGAACAATGGATTACTTATTGTAATGCAGTCAACCTTAGACCTTATTTCTCGGCTAAAGGTGATTACAAGTATTATAAGTATAATAACCTTAGCTTTACTGCTCCTGAAGTGGATATAGCTAATGGCGTTACATTTATTGATAATGGAACATCTAATATATGGTCAACTGAATTCAATGGCAATCCGTATTTCTATAACCACAATACCAAACTTAACTCCAAGACAGTAAAGACGTCCTGGGGTGCATATATCTATATCAGTCCTAAGCATGTAATCGTTGATAATAACGATCTATTCTTTAATACTACATTAGCTAATTGTGAAGTTGATATCGATGTATCATGTGACAAGGTATGTAACTTCACCAACTGTACTGTTAATGTCAATAAGTCCTTTAATTCTATTTCTGCATTCAGTAACTGTATAATCAATTCTAAGAACATGATTACTGCAGGCTGTCATTTCGTTAACTGTAAGCTCACAGAAGATATGTTCTACGGTTCTCCGTATATCCATGTAGACGGTAACTGTATTGCCGATTTCGACGATTTCGAGCACAAGGAACTGATGTGGTTAAGAATCAAGGCACAGCAGGAACAAGTCAATTATGACTGGAAAGGAAGACTCACAAATCAGAATCCTTGGGAAGGCGTAGTAGAATCTGACAGATGGCTAATCAACTACAAGTCTACCAATGCCGATGCCGTATTGAAGGAAGGAACAGCTCCACATACATATCTCTTAGAGAACTGTGCTGGTACACTTACTATTGAAGGCAAGGCCAACAATACATACGTTATCAAGGATTCCGAAATCAATCTCAAGATTTCCAATAGTGCAGTTACGGGTATTACGATTTCCGCTCAGAATTCTACGATTAACCTTACACAGGAAATAAACGTTGCTAATTTCTCCATGAGGAGTTCTATTGTGGGTAATACGTATAACATCATCTGTGATAACTTTACTTCTTACGATGGCATCATTACATCACCGGTTCTTGCACGTAACGCCGTAGTAAAGGATTCTCAGATTAACAAGCCGTTTAGCCTCATTGCCCATGTCGGTGAACCTAGGGAAGTACAGTATCTTGGTGGCTTATCCGGTCAGCAAACTATAACAGCAACTGTATCTCACTTTATTTCCGGTTATTTCGACAATAACATCTTCAATGACCAGTTCATTATCGATGGCCAGTATGGTCTCATGGGTGAATCTACTACTCACTCCGTGATTCCGTTTACTATCGAACAGTGCTTAGTCGAATCTCTCGTGTTTACCAACAACATTTCTAACTATTCCGGTGATGCGTGGTATATATGGGCTAACATGGGTGCATGGCGTGATGATTCTCTTCATAACTATATCTGGAAGAACAATACCGGTAAGTTCGAATGTAAGACTGAATTTGAAGCTACTTATATGTTGACAAACAGCACTGATATAGGTCCTGGCGTATTTGCTACATATCCAAACGCTCATGCATTTGGTACACTAAAGCTTTCTGAAGCAATAACAGACCCTGTAGTTGGGCTTATTGAAGAATGGATTGACCTAGGTAACAAATATTTCTGTACAATGGACCTGTTCTCTATTGGTACATTGAATGTCAAATTCGACCTTGAATTCTATCTTACTGGAGTTCCTGGCAACGAAACATCTATGTTCTCAATAAATAACTATTTGGCCGGCGGTAATACATACGGTATAGTTCATCTTGATGACAGCTGTATTTGCGGTCCGTTCAACTATATCCCGAAAGGCGATTACGATGGTGCAAGAAGTTCAGCATTTAAAGTAGCCGATGTTCGTAACGTTAACTGTATCGCTACAACCGAATTCGCTCCGATACTTGTTCCTACTGGTGATTTCGCATGGTCCAAGACATTCCAGATTCGTAATTTCTCAACTGGTTCCCGTCTCGAATGTCCGAATAATACTCACTTCATCATGCATATCAAACAAGTCTAATTATTGGATTAAGAGGTTTACATGGAAGAACGCGAAATAATAGAACAATGTAACAGATTCCTTACACGTTCAGATACCCGTTTCAATACAGTAATCAACAGGGCGCTGGATGATTTGGAAATGTATTCCGGTAATTTCTGGAACGATAAATTTAAGAAGAAATATAGACGTAATAAGAATAGACTTAATCTTAGCTTAAATAACTGGAATGTATTGTGTAATGCAATAGCATCTCCAGTTTCTAATAGCCCATGGCATACAGAACTTGTAGATAAGACTAATGGTTTAGAAGATGTTCAGAAGATGATTGATGATATCGAAGCTGATAATGATTCTAAATCGGCCATGGTTGATGCCTTCAGAAAGGCATGTCTTACTGGTTACGGCTACATGATTGTAACTACTGTTGCAGATGAATATACAGGCGAAGCAAAGATTGTTATCGAATCAGCTAATAGAATTAACGCTGTTGCTATGGATCCATCTGTAGCTACTGTCGATGGTAGTGATGCAGAAGAAGGTGCAATTCTTAATTTCATTCCGTTAAAGAAAGCTAAGAGAATGTATGGCGACGATGTAGTTCCAATGAGCTATCCTATGACGCCATGTTTCATTAATATCGGCGACTTCAAACAATGGAGGATGCCTGAAGATTCTGTTGCATTAATTTCTTATTATTGCAAGAACGATGCTGGCTACGTAGATATGTATAAGATTTGTGGCGATAAGATTGTTGAAAGCTATGAATTGCCAATCAAGATTATTCCTATTATACGTATGGCTGGTAATGAAATTTATTACAATGGCGATATAGATTATAATGGTATTATTCAGCAAACTATGTCGTTGGAATTAGGTGCAAATATTGCATATTCTACATTAATTGAAAGATGTGGAAGAAGTCCTAAGGCTAACTACATGGTAAATGTGGATGCTATCGACGGCCTTGAAGAAAGCTATGCAAGAGTCAATGAAGATGATTCCGTAGCTGTATTATGGAAAGGAGAACATCAGCCGGTTCCTCTTACAGAAGGATTCGAGACTGGTGATTTACAGAATACGGTATCTACTTGCAGAACATTATTGGAAGACGTTACTGGTATTCCGTTAACAGGTATTCAGGGTGGGGAAAGAGAAAGAACTGCTACGGAAATATTACGCCAACAGATTTCTAAAGAATCCAATACTGCAAATTATTATAATAACGCCTTCAAGGCCGTTCGTTCAATTTCTAAGATTATCATTCAAATGATTACTGGTGGTCAGGATTTCAAATTTACTCTTGAGAATGGTCCATCTGTTATTACACGTGAAATGAAATCTCGTCAAGAATTGTCTGCACTGGCTACAATCATGCCGGATAATATGAAGCCGATTATAGCTAAATACTTTGCAGATTCCCTTAAGAATGATCTCGGTGAAGACTTATCTCGTAATATCGTAGCTAACTTACCGCCTGATGTTAACTTCATTAGCGATATCGAAGATCCAGCAGCTATCCATATGATGAACCAGATGAAGGCTCAGATGGAAGAGAATATGATGGCTCTCGAAATTAAGAACGCTGAATGTGAACAGTTAAAGCAACAGTTACAGGCTGCACAGCTTAGCATGATTGACGGTAGAGAACAGAGAGAACATGATTGGCAGAAGTTCGTTGTTGGCGAACAAGACAAGATTGCTCTTGAAACAGCTAAACTCGGAGTTCAATCTGATAAGAATACAGCTGACGCATTAATTAAACAGCAAGAAGTAAATATTAAAGCTGCTGAAGCTGATATGAGTGCACAAGAAAGAGAATCTGACGCCTATATTAAAGGAATTGAAGATACTGTAAATGCAGTAGCCGGAGGTTAAGATGATTCATTTCGACGTGATGACTGGAAGGGGTTTAGGCCGTAATGCTTTATTATCTGGTGACAGAAATGCTGCAATTAGGCAAACTCCAGCACAGCATGAAGAACTGTTAGACATAACCACGTTACCGGATTATCCGGCTTTCTTGGCTATGCCTCCAGGTCCTCAGAAGTCTTTAATGTATAATACATTGGTAGCACAGGCCGAATTAAGGGAACAAGAAGATCCTAAATACTGGAACGATGTGCAGCCAAGACGCAATATTACACAGTCTTCTAGCTTTATTGGACCAATTGACTATGATCAGAATTCAAATATGGCTATGGTTCAAATGGGTGATAAGGTATATCCTTATCCTAATATTGACCCAGTTAGGATGGCAGAATGGCTAAATTCGCCATCTATGGAAGATTATTACATAAATTTCGTTAAAGGTAAATAAAGTTTACTAATTATTCTATATAGCGTAACAGCGTGGGTTACGCTAAATGATTTAATTCCACGATTGAGGTTATCGCACCGTATGAATAGCGAACAGGTAAATGAATATCTTGCCAAACTTAAAGGGCAATCCGAGGAAGTAGCTGAACCGTCAACTCAGGAAACCGAGGAAGTTTCTAAGGAAGCATCCGCCGAAGAAATTGATGATAATAAGGCCGTTGAAGAGGTCAAGGATGTCGAACAGAAGCAAGTAGAAGACAAAGCTGATGACAAGGCTGAGGAACCGAAAGCAGAAGTGAAAGAAGAAGAGCCGAAAGCTGAAACACCTAAAGAAGAACCTAAGAAGGAAGAACCGCAGAGTCGTAGGGATTATGCATTCGAACGTCTTAAGAAGAAATCGAAAGAAGAGAAGAAGCAGCTGGAAGCTAGAATCAAGGCACTCGAAGAAGAGATTGCCAAGGGTAAAGGTCTTAAGGCCGAACATTTCATCGATAAAGATGGCAAACCTGATCCAAATAGCTATGTAGACTGGAAGTTCCATGAACGTGAAATGCAGGATGAAGTAAATGAACTGCGCCGTTATGAGAGGGACAGACAGCTTCAGGAAGACATAGACGAAGACCGTCGTAGAGTAGAGAATTGTTATCAGGACGAGAAAGAACGTAAAGAATATGAAACGTTGATCGCCAATAACGGTAAAGCTTTCTATGATGCAGTTTCCGACGTCGATCCTAATGGCGTAGTATTTGGCTATCTCAGTACAATGCCAGAATATCCGATTGTGTTGAAAGAACTGATGACTGATAATAAATTGTTAGGCTATACGTTCCGAAGCACTGATCCGGACGCTTTAAAGAGAAATATTGCAGCTGTAGCAGATACTATCCTAGAAAGACATCATAACAAGACACCGGTTATCGAGAAGATCGAAACTCCGGTAACACCGAAACAGGAACCTAAGAAAGAACTTCCGGTTATCGGTAAACAAATCAACAGCACTCCAGGAACAGCTAACGTAGTACACGATAGAAACTATTGGAATAGATACTTACGTGAACATCCTAGGGGATAAACATCACAATTTATTATTATAAGGAAACAATATTATGGCAAATACATTTCAACCTAACAAGCTTACTGACCTCATCGCAGTTCGTGCTGCAGAATCCGCAGCTTATGCAAACATCGGTGCTCGTTCTTACCTCGCTGACCAGCTCCGTCCGAATATGAGAAACGACTCTACCGAATATACCTTTGTCGTTAAGGACAATGGTAAATATGTTGGTGGAAAGACAGCTCTTACCAATGACGATATTTCTGAAATCAAGGAACGTCCGGTTAAGGCTCATCTCCAGCACGGTAACATCGTTATCAAGACCGATATGATTACTGACGTTCTCGAGGCTAACTGGGACAAGGAAATTGCTATCCCGAATGGTAAAGCTATTGCTGAAGGTTTCGTTGCTGACTGTATTAAGAACGACCTCGGCCGTCAGAATATCGCATTCGTTGGTACTGGCTTCCTCCCGCTTTCTAAGGCTTCTCGTGCACTCGGTTCTATCACTTCCGATGCTCGTTATGGCTTCATTGACCCGATGATTGACTCTGTTCTCGCAACTGTTGGTAAGGGCTTTGATCCGATTAACGCTGATCCGATTGCCTCTAAGGGTGTATACGGTAAGTTCGCTGGTACGGAATTCCGTGAACAGCAATTCCTCCCGTCTATCGAAATTTCCGAAGACCTCGCAAATGAACTCTCTAGCGCTACGGTTTCTGGTTTCGTTCAGGCTGAAGGTGCAGTAACTGCAACTCTCAAGCTCTCTGGTGTAACTGAAGTTATTCCGGCTGGTACTCCGCTCTTCGTTGACGGTATCTATGCTACTAACCTCGTTGGTAACAAGATGAGCTTCCTCAAGGCATTCATTGCTATCGAAGACGCTACTTCTGGTACTGTTACTGTGCGTGCAGTCGATTTCGCTGGTCAGGGCACTAAGGAAGCTGTTAAGGCTGACGGTTCTAATGTTGAAGTCGCTGATTTCGGCGGAAAGAAACTTGTTAATCCGATTGCAGCTGGTACTTACTACACTGGTATCATCCGTGTTGAAGGTGCTCAGGAATTCGATACTCTCAAGAAGGTCGATTGGTCTAATGCTGATCAGACATCTGATTCTGTCGAAGGTTTCACCATCCATGAAGGCCGCGTTGTTGATATCCTCGCTGGTACGAACGTAACTCGTTGGTATGTCGGTGGCGTATCTCAGTGTATTGAACCTCGTGGTGCTGCATTAGTTCTCATCAAGGACGCACAGCCGAACCTCGTAACTATGTAATTTGAAATAACACGCTAAATAATAAAGGCCTTAGGTTAATCCTAAGGTCTTTCTTTATATATTATATATATTATAACTATTATTATTAATATATTCTAGTTAATAGGGCGTTACCCTAATAATCACGTCTTATTTAAGAACATCAACATACTCGTTAATATGACTATCTAGCCAGTAGTTCTTTAAATAATTATATTGATACTGTAATATCTCACCGTAATGTTTCTTACACTCTTCTATAGTGTGTTCTATTGATAAATACGTTGCATCTGGACTGACTTTCTGCAGTGGGTGAGCATCTTTATAGGGTGAGTCAGGAAAGTCCGTTACGATACACACACGACCAACTGCGCAGCATTCCAAATATTTAAGATTACTCTTACATTTATTAAACACGTTATCAGCCAAAGGAGCAATTACAAACTTAGCCTTACGTGCAATATTATAGAAGCTACGCGGATATGTTGACATTGGATATCCAGGAAATGCTGCTACTGGCTTAATGAAATATGGAGTATTAGCCATAGTAATTACCTTCTTATTAGAAAGATATTTAATCCAGCCGTTATTGAAATCACCAGATTTCTTATTTGCGTTATCATAATGTGTAGCCGATCCAGCATACATAAATATATCTTCTTCAGGAATTGATGTAGCCGTGTCAAACAACCAGTCTTTAACACTAAGTCTATTCGGCATTACTGTAATCTTCTTAG